GCCAATGCCCTTAAGAATGTTACCGGGGCTACCAATGCTCAAATTGCGGCAGTTGAAAAACAAATTAGCAAAATGTCCTTGGCTTTTGGCGTTGCCGATGAACAATTAAGACCAGCCTTTCAGCGACTCGCAACTGCGACTGGTGATCTCGGTGAAGCCAATGACTCACTTGCTCTTGCTCTTGATATAAGCGCATCTACCGGAAAATCAGTCGAACAAGTAACTAACGCCCTTGCTAAAGCTTATGAGGGGAATACCGGGGCACTTAGCCGATTAGGTATAGGTTTGTCCAGCGCTGAAATCAAATCCCTTGGTTTAGACGGGACGATGAAGCAACTTGCGAGCACTTTTGGCGGCGCGGCAAGTCAACAAGCCAACACTCTTGAAGGTCAAATACGAAGACTTCGAGTTGGCTTTGATGAAGCAAAAGAATCCGTAGGTGCAGGTTTATTACCTATCGTTAAAACTTTTTTAGATTACATAATGAATCGATTTATTCCAATGTTAATCGATGCCAAGAATCGGGCGCTTGATCCAATCAAGCGAGCCTTTGACGAAAACAAAGATGCAATGCAAACACTATGGCAATTTACAAAAGATTATTTAGTGCCACTATTTGAGTTTACTTTAAGAGGATCGATTGAAAGAATCGGTCAAGCAATTGGTGGATTAATCAATATTGTCGGAGCGGTCGTCGATGGAATCAAAGCAATCGTCAGAACAGCCATCGATGCTATAAACACTCTCATCGCTGCATATAACCGCATCCCATTCCTTAACAATGTCGGAATGATTCAAATGCCTTCCTTCGCTACCACTTCTGGCGGAGTCGGTATGCAATTAGTAACTGCCGGGGGTGGTGGCGGAGCATCAAGCACTACTTCTCTCGCAGGATTAGTCGGATCATTAGGTGGCCTCAGTTCAAGCATTGCTAGCGTAAGTAAACAGGTTACTGGCGGAGTTAGTAAGGGTGGGGGCACAAAATCACAGCTCGCGGCCTTGGCACAAATTGAGAAAGACTTTGCAACCCTTCAAGGTTTACTGGCTCAACTCGAGCCACCAGCTCCGGCGATGGGAACTATTTCGGGCGGTGTATCTCGCGGTGAATATGGCGGAGTCATAATTAATGTTAATGCTCCAAGTGCTATCGATGAGACAGGATTTAGTAGGGCGGTAATAGAAGCTCTAAATAGCGTCGAGCGCAGACAAGGTGGCGGCGCAAGCCAGTTGGTCGGTCTATGACCCTTTGGAATCCTGAATATCGAATTAAGGTAAACGGCTACACAGTAACCGACGCAACCTTAGCCGGACTAACTGCCTCATCAGGCCGGACGGATATTTATTCTCAGCCTCAAGCTGGCTACGCCAATTTAAGCCTATTAGTAACAGACTTATCTTATGTGCCGTATGAAATCAATGCCCCATTAACTATCGAAGTCAAAGACTCAACTGATGCCTATACGTTCTTATTCGGTGGCTTCGTAACTGATATTGCTATCGAAGTGGCAACGGCAGGATCTACGGCAACAAGTCAGCGAGTTAATATCGTAGCCGTTGGCGCTCTTGCTCGATTGGCTAGAGCTATTTATTCAGGCAACTTGGCTAGCGATTATGACGGCGACCAGATATTCGAGGTGCTTCAAGATTTATTAGTTAATAACTGGGATGAAGTTCCAGCAGCTTTAACTTGGAATGATTACAACGCGTCTACTACTTGGGCTAATGCTGAAAACACCGGATTAGGTGAAATAGATCAGCCGGGAGATTATGAGTTAGATTCTCAAAACAATGTAAACCAAAGCGTTTACAGTTTAGTAAGCGGATTGGCAACCTCGGGTCTTGGTTATATTTACGAAGATGCTCAAGGTCGAATCTGCTACGCCGACTCTACTCACCGCACTCAATATCTAACTGCTAACGGATATGTAGACCTTGACGCTAATCAGGCTTTAGGCTCTGGCCTAGTCGTTAGCCGACGCGCTGGCGATGTTAGAAATTCAATCACCATCAATTATGGCAGCGCAGGAAATCAGTCAATAAGCGACTCAGATGCTCAATCAATGGCTGAGTATGGCGAGCTAGCCAATATCATTAACACAACCCTTAAAAATCAAACTGACGCTGAAGATCAGGCAGCTTTCTATTTAGGTATTAGGGCTTGGCCTCAATATGCGCTTAAAAGCATAACCTTTGAGCTTCAAAGTCCAGAGATTGACGACACCGACCGCGATGCGTTGCTAAATGTATTTATGGGGATGCCAGTCAATATCGCTAACCTACCAGCCAATATGACTAACGGCCAGTTTCAAGGCTTTGTCGAAGGTTGGACTTGGACTGCTGGATATAACCGACTTCGAGTCACTGTTAATGTCTCACCTCTAGCCTTCTCAATTCAGACTGCTAAATGGGAAGATGTCATTATTACTGAAACTTGGAATACGCTTTCGTCTAGTTTGGAATGGCTAGACGCTACAATAGTCGCCTAAAGGAGAACAATGGCAAACACAACAAACTTCGGATGGGAAACCCCTGACGATACAGATTTGGTCAAAGATGGCGCAGCTGCTATGCGCACACTTGGAAACTCCATCGACTCTTCTTTCGTTGATCTAAAAGGTGGCACAACCGGTCAAGTGTTGAGCAAAGCTTCTAACACAGATCTTGATTACACTTGGGTCACTACCGATGACGCTAACGCAATTCAGAATTCAATTATTGACGCAAAAGGCGATTTAATTGCTGGAAGCTCTGCCGATACTCCGGCGATTCTTTCCGTTGGATCTAATGGAAGCACACTCGTCGCGGATAGTGCCGCTACTACCGGACTTCGTTGGCAAGCCGATTGGAATACTGGTAAGAATAAAATCATTAACGGCGATTTTAGAATAAATCAAAGAAACTTCAGCAGCGTAACTGTTGCTCAATATGGATTTGATCGCTGGCTTTATGATTTTTCTGGCGGAACTGTTACCTATTCAGCGCAGACTTTTACAGCCGGAACTGCTCCAGTTACGGGATATGAAGGAACAAATTTCGCTCGTATCGTAACCGCTTCACAAAGCACAGCAGGACATTTCGCATATCTTGGACAATGTATAGAAGATGTTAGAACTATAACCAATCAAACTGTAACAGTTTCATTTTGGGCAAAAGCCGGTTCAGGCACTCCGAATGTTGGTGTTACTTTGGCGCAGAATTTTGGAACTGGCGGAAGCGCAGAAGTTCCAACATCACCAGCAGTTCAAGCAATCACAACTTCTTGGGCGCGATATAGTTTCACACTAACTTTGCCTTCTATTGCTGGTAAGACCATTGGTGCAAATAACAAATTGTTCTTGTATCTATTTACTTCCTGCGGAACTACAACTAGCGGTGCTGGTTATGCTGCCGTTGGTGTTCAGAACGCAACTATAGATTTTTGGGGCGTTCAAGTAGAACAAGGTTCCGTTGCTACTCCATTTACAACAGCCACCGGCACACTTCAAGGCGAGTTAGCCGCTTGCCAGAGGTATTATGTTCGTATTGGAAATACTGCTGGCGCTTCTAACCAAAGACTAGCCAGAGGTGTTGCAAATAGCACTACAGGGATTCAATTTACTGTGACTTTACCTGTAGAACTAAGAACTGGCGCAAGTAGCACAATAGATTATTCATCTCTACAATGGTATGACGGACAAAATGCAACTGCCATATCTTCAATTTCAATGTCCGCAACAAGTACAACTAATGTTGCTATTGCAGCCGTAACTACTGGAACAACCCAGAAACAATTTTACGAATTACTAACGACAGCCAATACTGGTTATGTGGCTTTTAGTGCGGAGTTATAAGATGGAAATAATTGAAATAGAAAATCCAATTACTAAAGAAATTACAGAATTTGTGATTATAGACCGGGGTAATGGTGAATTTACTTCAATGCCTAAGTCGGTATGGGATGAATTAGAAGCGGCTAAAAATGAAAAACTGTAGCAAGCAAGGCTGTGCAGGCGATGACCATATGTTAGGCGCTTGCTCGGTTGAGCATTTTGATATAGATACTTGGATTTCTAATCAAGAAAACGGCACAATCTCGTAGAAGTATGGCAAAACTCTGCAAAGCTGCAGTTCAATTAAGGGAGCAAATTGACGATGACTATCCGAGTCGCGATCGCCGTAGTGATGGCTGGATTGCTGACGCTCGCCATCTCGCTCAAGGCACTTCGGATCATATCCCGGTGGATGGAATCGTCCGAGCCATCGATATAGACAGCGACTTAAATGCCCATCCTGAAGAAGCTCACACACTTGCCGACCAGATTAGACGCTGCGCTAAACGCGGAGATAAGCGAATCAAATACGTCATCTATGACGGCCGAATCGCATCTTCAATCCTTAAGTGGCGCTGGCGTAAATACACCGGGGCTAATCCTCACCGCTCGCATATTCATATCAGCTTTACGTCCCTAGGCGATAACGATGATTCATTTTTTCAACTCAACCCGAAGGAGACAAATGAAAGCGCTAATTGAGAAAATCAAAACACCGCAATTCAAAGAAGCGTTTAAGGATTATTGCTTAGCCGTTGCAGCTTCCGGCGTTACCCTTGGCGTTAGTTTCTTGCTTGATTTTGCTCCCGAGTATGCCGTCTTGATAGGCGCAATCACCGCTCCAGCACTTCTCTGGGCTGACAAAAATTCGCCGGAATATGGACGCAAGTAACGTCGCTGGTTTCGTAGCTTCAGTCCTTGGATCGATTGGCTTACTAATAGCCGGACTCCGCTACATAATAAAACTTGAAAACCTTCCGCTGATTTCAAGACTCGACAAGTTAGAATCTACCCTTGAAACAGCTTTAAGGGAGAAGGTGATAAATGGCTCAAAGAAAGCGCGTCGCTAAGAAAGCGCCAAAGAAGCGTAAAGTCCGCAGACCGCGAACAGTCGCTAATCCATTTCCCTCAAAGCTCGAGCAACGGTTTATTGAGTCGAAAGCAATTTACGACGCTGCAATAGTAGCTGGTTGGAAGCCCGATTATGCGCTGGCTTTTGCTATGGAGCGCGACAGTTGGCCGGACTGGTTTATCGATCCGGCAGACCCAATTAAGAAAATCGGTTGGGAAGACGGCGAGGAAGACAACTGACCTACCACCGGGAAGTCGAACTCTTCGAGGCGCTCAAGGCCGAATACCCGGACTTAACGCCACTATCAGCGACCGACCGAGCCGACGGCATAACCTCAGACGCTTATATTGAGCTCAAATGCCGTAGAACTCACTACGACGAATTGATGATAGAACGTAAGAAGTGGGACTACTTAGCCGAAATAAGGGCTAGA